TATCGATTTTATCCCAGTTGTTATTTCTGAGGTTTACATCGTATTTTTCTTGTTCGGCTGGTTTAAGTAAATTTATATTCTTTGTATAAGTAGCCATTATTTAGGTAAAACCTCCTGGTTAAGTACAAAATGTGTAAATTGAGCTAATTCTTTATGTGTATACCGTGCTAAGTCGATATGACGGTTATATAATAAGTCCACATCGTAGATAAGATTCATCGGGATTAAATCTCGTAATAACTTAGTTACAGCATCACGTTGTTTCTTAACGCCCAACGATACTTTAAAATGAACGTTATAATTCTTATAATCTTCGACTATACGATAGTTACCAGGGCCACAGATACCGTCGAGTAGTTCTCGTAGCTTAATTTCGGTATAAGGACGCTGACCGGCAAGGGCTAATAAGATATTAAAGCGTCGGTCGTCGATTGTATCGTCACTAGCCGGGATAATATCCAAAATGGATTCCCATTGTTCTAAGCCATGAGTTTCTGCCGTCATAATGAATTGCTCTCTAAAGATCTCGACCATCCATTTCGATGCTTTCGACACGATATATTTCTTGCATTTCGGCGACGTTACCCGATACCGGTACAGCAAATTCGGATAAATCGATGATACGAGTATAATTATCAAATATTGCCATAATGATTAACCTTTAACCAATGTAACGGTACCGAGCTTAGGGATTTGGTTAGGACGTAAATCGAGGCGCTTAACTTTTTGACCGTTAATCTTAATATCGCCGACATCGATTACTTTATCGAGGTCTACAACTAGAGAAGTTACGATAGAAGTTCGTACTGTTAAGAATTGAGTCTCGTCTTGGGTCGTCCACTCTTTACGTCGGACTTTCAAGCGTTCTTCTATTTTCTTGGTGAGCTCAGCTTGAATCTCGGAAGGTTCATGACCGGCAGCCATTACGACCGGAATCTCGTAGTTAATAACGACTTCTTCAGCCGCTTCGACTGTAACCGTATGCCCGATCGGAGCTAAACCGTAGCCCTTACCTTGATTAGGAGTCGGATCGAATACATTCTGTACTTCTTTAACGAGCTCTTGCGAGGGCTTATTAAATTCGTTATTAATTAATACGACTTTAACAGTACCGCCACCGTTCCAGCATCGGTATATCTTAGAACCACCAGTACCGTTAACGCTAAGTACCTTTTCTTTGTAGTCAGCACCATTACCGCCATAAGCTTTAGATTTTAATGCTCGGATGTATCTTTCTCTGAAGGCTTCTGTATCTTCTTCGTCTTGACCCGGTACTAATACTTCTTTAATCTCGGCATTTTGCAAACCTGGGATCGTATTAATCGGAGTGATACGTCCTATACAGTAGTTACCTTTAGCGCCAGGAGTTTCGCATACTAGCTTAAATTCGTTTTTAGATAAATCGATGACATCTATAACACGGAAGTTAAGATCTTCAAAGTTAAAACGAGTACCGATATCGACTGCTCGATCGAATACACCTTTTACTTCGGCCGATGTAGCTTCACGAGGAATAATATTAAATTCGAGTGCTCTTAACTCTAAAAACGCTCTATCAGCAGTCTTAGCATAAGTCTGCTTAATAATAACTTGAGCCATAATATAGGCTTCAGCTAATTCAAAAGAAAAAGGAGCCAATGAGTCATATATCATGGATCCTTGTCTTTTATCGTATTTAGTTTCAGTACGGAATAAAGCATCAGCTAATATATTCTCGTAAGTCTTATTCTCGTACATATTCAGTTACCTCTTTATAAATATCGTTAATCGTGCCGTAAATAGTGTCGCACGAGAATACACATAATACGTCGCCACCGTTATTCGAGAAATTAAAGTCGTATACCTTTTCGATGCGATCATCGGCTAATAATGCTTCGGTGATACGTCGTTGAATTTCGGCATATACATAAGGGATAGCTTCACCGATTAAATCGTTTAATTCGATGCCATAATCCCAGTCGTATATCAAATATTTGTAGCGTTCTGTATTAATAATTTTAAAGATAGCTTGTTTCATAGCTTCAAAGTCGTCACACATACCGTTAAGCTTATAATCGCTTTCGTAGCGGACTCTGAATGTATTAGAAGTCTGTTTTTTTGTAACCAAACTGCTATCTCGTTGGTTATAACTAGACATCGGGATTAGTGCCATTATTTAGTCGTACACCCCACATTCGGATTGTATACACGATCGAACGCTATATATCGTTGACCGCCAGTTTCTTGGAATAGCCATACCTTATCACCGACCTTAAGACCGTTATGTACTAAGTACTTTTTACGACCTTTGTACTCATGATTATGGCTAGCATATTCTGCATAACCGCCACCACCAGCTCGGTTCTCGGTGATATGATCGACACTCATTTCCATCGTCCATTCACACGTATTCTTAGTTAACATGATGTGGTCTTCTGGAATAATCAAGGTAGAATCGAGTGCTATTTGTAGTGGAGCTTCAGATACGACGACACCGATTAGCATAGTAGCCGGTTTCGTATTTTCGACTGCTGTAACGGCCGCCGTCTTAATAATGCTTAGTATTTTATTAAAATCATTGTCCATTATTTAACACCTGTTCTAATAATATGAGTCGGAGCTACACCGTTATGGTAAGCATAGTTAACGTCGGAATAACGAATACAAGATCCTGCTTTAACACTATTACCGACACAGCCACCAGCACCGTCAGCTATTACGACGTGTTCATCGCCGTCATAGATAAGGATATCGCCAGGGTTAGCAGAACCGGTATAGCTTTCAATAGCATAACCTCGACCACTCATAAACGTCTTGAGACCCGGTACATCTTTAATACCTTGATTATAAGCATCGGCTAAATCGCTATTATAGTAGGAACCACCAGCTGTTGCTCTGTCGACACAGCCTACGTCGCCATAAGGAGATACTGTACCGACAACAGAATCCATGCCAGCTTGTACAGCAGCATTCGTAGCGTTACCAGTCGTACCAGTACCTTTAGAAGTATTGCCAGATTTCTTATTCATAGCTTGGATGCGCTTACGAATTTCTTCGTCACCTCTATCTTCGACCGTGATTTCTGGTTGTTGTTTATCGAAGTAAATAATATCGAGATCCATTAAATGCTTATTGTTATTAAATTTATGAGCGACAGCTTGTACATATACTAATTCATTAATGATCTGATCACCGATATTAAAGTTTAACCAGATACCGGAACCAGGTCGTATTTCAATATGTCCTAAGCAATCTTTTAATCGTAACGTATGAGTTTTTCGAGCTAAGGTATCGAGTAAATTCTTAGCATATTCGATAGCATTAGTCTTCTTATCGTCGGGCTTAAATACCTTTTGAAGTACGCCCCATTTCTGAGTCTCGTTCTTCGCATAAGCTGCACCAGTACGCCAGAATTTCTTAGTCTCCTTACCGTTCTCGGTAGCTTTAGCTTCACGTACTACTAGTACTTGAGTAAAGGTATTTTCGATAGAAGAAGTATATTCGTAATCACCGATTTGAGTAGCATCGATTAAGATATCGGTTACCATATCGTTAAGTTCTTTAACGGTAAGTAACCCTTTATCGTCATAAGCTATAAATACAGGCTTACGTTCTTTCATTTCGGATTCTTTGGCCTTATATTTATCGGATTTAGATAATTCTGCTATAGCCGCCTCTTCGGTATAACCATGATCAGTTAAATACTTAATATCATTCTTTTCATAATATGTACCGTTAGGCGCTAATTTATCAGAATCTGAATCTCGTTTAGGAGGAGCCATTTTAGCGTTCTGAGTCGCATCCCATGTTTTAACTTTATACTTCGGAGATTTGGCTAATTCAGCTAAGGCATCTTCTTGTTTATAACCGTGATCGGTAAGATATTTAATATCGTTTTGCTCGTAGTACGTACCATTAGGAGCCGTAAAGTTACTATCAGTCGATTTCTTCAAAGGCTTCATAACCGGTATTTTAGGAGAGTAAATACTAGTCTGTTTAAGCATATCAAGAATAATATCTTGATACGTTTTACCGTCATAGATGTATTTAATCTTATGTACGGTCTTACTAATATCGCCTAATTTAATAGCTAAGTCTTCGGCTAATGCTTTAATGAGTTCAGAGGCTGTTTTCGTACCGTCGAATACGTAATAACCTTCAGATTTAAGATACCGACATTGATCGTATGCCGTTACTTCGATGAAGTTATCCTTAGAACGTTTTTTCTCGAAGATATAACCGACGAATACGAGTTCGTTATTCACTTTAAGGTTAACGAGGTCGCCTTCTTGAATATCCAAAAGCTTATCCTTAAATACTTTAAAGCTTAGTTTAGCCGGAGCCAGATCAGGGCTACGATCTAACGTAACCCCGTCTTCTGGATCCAGTAAGTACACATCCTTTTGGTTATGCATTACCGTTAACTCGTAGCGTATACGAAGAGGAGCATGCGTTATTTTTTGAGAATTAAATTCTGCCATGCGTCAGTCCCCTTTCCTTCGTTATACATACTAAGAGCTTGAGTAGCACCTAAATAACAAGGAACTCCAATTTTATTTAACGCGGCGATTTTAAATAAATTATTAGTGTCGCCGAATTGTTGCTTCACTATGCGTTGTAGCGTAGTTTTATTAAAACCGTTAGGAGATTTAACTTCCTTATCGGGTACTTTATCGGTCGGACGTTCTGTCTTAACAGATGCACTAGCAGTACCGTCCTTATTTTCTTCGATCACGAGCTTCTTAGTACCATAATCTCTCCATTGACGGAGTTTGATACTCATATACACATCGAAGCTATAATCGTGATCTTCTTTAGTTTCGAGCTCCTCGATCGTAACTCGTTCCGTTACCATACTTAGCATTTCACCATTCGGTTTCATACGGACTACGGTAAATTTAACCGGATTACCGGCTGATTTCATATTAACTATCTTCTTAGCATAATATTCAGCTTTTTTACTCTTCTCGAGTATGGACTGATTAAACGGATATTTACTGTTCGGTAACAATATCTCGAATGAATATTCAGTTAAGCCTAAAGGTTTAGGTATCGTTACTTCACCGGTCTGTAATAAGTCGATAGTTTCGTTCTTATTGCTAACAGTGATATCGAGGGATTTAGGCGGGATCGGTATTTGTAAATTATCTAAATAGAAATAATACATTATAAAGCCTCCCCGGTATTACGTAAGAATGCGTTAGATAAACCTTCAGCAAAGTTAGTGTTAAATGCCTTGAAGTCGACGTTAGAATCGATGTTGTTATTGTTCGTTACGTTTAAGTGGATAGTACGTTGAGACCAGGACTTAATGGCATCATTCATAATGCCTTTATGTAACGTGTTAATTTCGTCGGCCGTTAATTGTAATGCTTTAGCAGTTTTTTCTGTATTCTTAGCAGTTTTCTTCGTATTCTTAGCTGTGTCTTTAGCGGCATCGGCTACTGCACTACGTTTATCGCTATTAGACTCTTGTGTATCAGTATCGATATTCGGTTGACTAGGATTAAAGATATTACTAACCCTACCAACTAGACTATCGCCAGCATTTTGCCAGTCACTAGCAGTACCTAAGATATTCTTAGAATCTAATTTGTAATCGTCAAATGCCCCAGCATCGACTTGTACTTGGAATCTGGAAGCTACGACATTACCGACACCATCTAATAAGCTTTTGAGGAACGGTACTTTCTTCATAACGTCGAGCATCGCATTAATGCCCTGTACAGCAAATTCGACTAAGTTATTCCATAAGCGTTTAAATAAATTTTGTATTGCTTTAGTCGGATTATTGAATACGTCGGATATGAAGTTAGCGAATATAATAAAGACGTTCCAGATATAAGCTATTTGGTTATAGATAATAGCCCATAATGCACCAAATACACCGGCTATAACACCGACTACTGTATACGTAGTACCAGCCCATTCGTTATACATATCGATAACGAGATATAATGCACCAATAATAGCCATAATAGCTAATGCTACCCATGTAGCCGGACAAGCTAACATAGCAGCATTTAAAGACCATTGAGCAACGGTAGCGGCAACTGTAGAAGCTGCGGCAACTAACCAGTTAGCAGCATATACGAGAGCTACAGTAGCTAATGCAAATAAAGCACCGTGTACGAACCATGCATTTTCTTGTAGCCAGCCAAATACTTGTTGACCGACTGTTAATACTTGCTTAAATGCATACGATATTTCATTAAACACATTTTTAATGATAGGCGCTATATACTGAATATTATTTTCTATGCTATCGACAAATTGTCTAAATTCTGGTGAATTAGCTAACTCATTAACAGCATCGAATAACGGAGCAAATGCATATTCTGCGACCGATTTAATATCGGTAGCCCAGTCAGCGAATGTATGTGGCAATTTACGATATGCTGCTTCAATTTCATCGGCATTATCGGTCATAGCCTTCTTAATAACTTCGGCCGTAACTTTACCTTCGGACGCTAGTTTCTTTAACTCACCACGAGAAACACCCATAGTTTTAGCTATGATATTCTCGATCATCGGAGCATTTTCAGCTATACTTCTAAATTCATCGCCTTGTAACTGACCAGAAGCTAAACCTTGTGTCAACTGAATCATAGCATTCTTTTTGTTTTCGCCGGTCGTACCACCGATAGCCATTACTTTATTAATTTTTTCAGCAAAATCGACGGCTTCTTTAGGATCTGGGAAAGCATCGTGAGCCGATTGTGATAATGTAGCTACTGTTTCAGCCATAGAAGCATATTCAGTACGAGAGCGACGGGCCGATTCATAAATCTCTTTATTTAACGCCGCTACATTCCCTTGTTCACCGACTATTAAACCGAGTCTGGCTTGTATCGATGAAAATTCTTGTGCCATATCGAATACATGACCGATAGCATCACCGACTTTTTGAATTGCGGCGGCTGCTATATTAGCTCCTAGAGAACCTAAGAATATAGCTTTAAGGTTAGATAAAGAGCCATGTGCATTATTGGCGGCATTACCAGTATGTGTTACTTGTTGAGCAAAATTCGACATACTAGACGAAGCAGAACCAGCCGATTGAGTTATATCTTTTAAGACAGGAGAAACACCGTTATTTAACTTTATCGTGTTAGATAGTGTAGACATATTCTACTCCTGATTTATTTCGTTTTAATTCTTTGGAAATGTGGGCCCGCTCTTTCTCTCTCATAGCAAGGGAAGCAAATATAAAATTGCGTTCCTGTTCGTCCATTGAGTTCCGAGCGGACGTATATGTAAATCTTGGAGGGCCCTATGGTAGAGATATGCCTCGGGATTCTCCTCTATTAGTTTTTTAATTCGTCGATATCGTTAGCTTTGCTACCAGCCATAACTTCTTGCAATGCAGCTGTTAATACTTGTGTTTCGCCAGGGTATAACATAGCGCCTAACAATTCGTTAGCGGAGGATACACCATAGGAATCTTGTAGTTCGGCATCGTTAAGAGACGGATATAATACGACAGCTTCGAGGAGTTCAGCATTAAGATTTTCTTCATTTACAGTCGACTCTTTCTTGCCGTTTTTAATAACGGTTTTAGTATTACGTTTCGTAATTTCTTCCACCCTTCGGGTACTAATAGGATGTAGTACCCATTCGATCGGATTACCGTCTTCATCGGTAAAACGTTCAGATACGACGACACGAAGATCTGGTAAAGATTTAGCGTTAGATTTAAAGAATCCGTTTAAGGACATATTTTTGATATCTGCCATAGAGGGTTATCTCCTTGATATAGAATAATAAGGAGCCATGAGGCCCCTTATTTATGATTTACATATATAACGAATTAGGCTTGCATACCGTCTAATTCTTTAAAGTTTTCTGGAATTTCGAGCCCTTCGAATGTGAAGTCTACGTCTTGTTCCAAATATTTACCGTCAGCGTCGCATAATGTAAGGTCGAAGTTATCGATGTTAACACCTTTAATAACGACTGTACGAGAGCCAGCTGCGGAATCGGAATCTTCGTTAGTAACCTGAAGATCGAAGTATACGTCTTTACCGTGATTCATAAAGTCGATCATGAGTTCAGTAAAGATTGGTGTATTATCGTATACTGTCATAGAACCAGTACCTTTAGCACCGGTAGATTTATTGCCTTTAGTGATACGACCTAAAATAGCAACTTCTTCTTTAGTCTTATCGACTTTAATAGTTATTTTTTTAGCGTTCAATAACAAACGACGTTTACCGTTAATAGTCATATAAGCACGGGCTTCGACTGCACGAATAACGTCTTTTGCTAACATAGTTTGAGTTTTATCTGCCATTATTTAATTCCTTATTTAACGTAGCAAGTAGCGTACAATTTATCCATAGCGACTGTAGGGTTGATTTCGTAGTTTACGACTACAGAACCTTTTTCGTCGCCTTCTGTCGGGATTTGAACGTCTTTAGATTCGAATTCTTTAATAGCACGTACCTTAGCATAGTCTTCGAATAATTTAACGATATCGTTCCAGAGAGCAATACGACCATCTTTATCGTTAGGTGTTTTGCCTAAGTAGTAGTTGTTAAATAATCGAGCCACATCGTATGCGGAATTATCGAGTACACGAATAACTTGGTTTAATGCAAAGTCTTTAGTGCGATCTTTAGAGAATTCTGTAAATGTATTAACGTCGGACAATAAACGAGTGTTACCTTTAACGTTACCGGAAGCAGAATCTGCTACGTTATGGAATACGATTTGGCCGCCTTTAATAAATTGTTCGAGCTCATATTGTTTATACTGTACGTTGAAGTCATATTCGCCATCATATACATGGTTAGTCAAAGATTTATTAATAGGGCAAGATGCTTCAGCACCGGTTAACCAGTAAACACCAGCACCAGGTTCGGCTGCGCGATCATTTACTTTGTTAGCTAAAGAAATAACGCCTTCGTAGTTAGCGCGTGTATTGTTATACAATACTACTTGGAATTTTTGACCTGTAGTTTCACGAGTACGTTTTGCAAATGCGATAAACAAGTTTTGAATTGTTTGATCTGTACCGACATAACCTAAGCAGTTGAAGTAGAATGGTTCAATTAATTCAATATATTTTTGATAATCGGAAGCTTGTACAGCTGTACCGTTAGTACCACCAGTAAGGTAAGTAGCTGCTTGAGCTGTAAATGCAGAGATTTCGTTGAATGTAACGAATGCATTGTTTACGAGTTCTTTCGGTGTAGAAAGACCAGTTTGTTCGTCGACTTTCTTAACGACGCCATCTGTTTTCAAGTATGTAGTAACTGCGAATTTAGAAGGATCGTTAATATCGGCTGTAACTGCGACTGCGATATCGTTACCACGTTCGCCACCGCACGTAGCAGTCGCTACGGTAGATTGTGCTTTAACTGCATCGGAGTTTAAGCGATATAAATATAAAGTTTTAGTATTAATAAAAAGATCACGAAGACCTTTCATTTTTTCATGAGCATAATCGTAGCCAAAGATTTTAACGGAATCCTTTTGGAATTCTTCTTGTTCGATACGTACGATTTTGCCTGTTTCGCCCCAGTCTAAAGAAAGTGCCATTGTTGCGTAACCGCGATCTACGATTTCTGCGAATGGTTTCAATTTGGAAACGAAATTGATATAAGCACCTGGCAATGTTTTATTTTGGAATAGCCAGTAGCCGCCACCTAATGCCATAGAGTAGTTCTCCTTTTATTCAAAAAATTAATCATTGAAAACTTCAATGACGGGTTTATTAAGAGTATCTTGTAGTAAAGCTTCAACTTCTTCGATGCTGTATTCACGATCTTCGATTACGGCGGCAATTAAGTCGGCGTGTTGTTTAAAACGTTCAGAAGAAATAATTACTTCTGGAGAGAATGTAGGTACTGGAGCAGTAGCTTCGTTAACGTCGTTAACATCACTCACTTCGTTCGTTACGTTCGTATCTACTACTTCATCAGTTTTCTTTGTTCTTGGCATGTTCTGTTACCTCTTGAGTTTGATTTAATGTAAGCATAGGATCTTTATTTAACACTTTTAAGATATGGTATTCATACGAGACTTTAAAATGTAATATCCCGTCCGTTACACGATGACTCATATCGATACCGTTAAGCATAGATCCGTCAGAGAGTGTTATGTATTCTAAATCGAAATATAAACTCTCCGTTACGGGATTAATCTGTACTTTCTGTTCCTCGATATAATCATCGTCTGAAACAAAGAACATAATATCAAAGTCATTTCTGCGCTCATAGCGAATGTCTAGTAAATGCTTCTGTTCTGTATTAAGTGTCTCTATAACGAAACAAGGGAATTTTGCATCTGATTTAATCTCGTCGATGTATATAGGATATTTAAAAGAGTTAAATAATGATTTAGCTATGCCGTCGATGATTTCGTTAATGTAGTTCATTATTTGCTCCACGTTGATAAGTAGTCGTCGAGCGCGTTCTTCATAATCTTATCTGAAGCTCTTCTCGTAGCCGCTTCTGCCTTCTCTTGCATATGTAGACCTTTAACAAAC